ATGGACAAAACTATTTTGCTGTCACAGAAGCAGATCGAAATACTTATGTTGGTCAAGGCTGGGCAGTAGGTGACAGAATTAGTGGTACTGGTATTCCTTCAAATACCACAATTACTCAGATAAGTGCTTGGTACTTTGATAGTACATTAAACACTAATGTGTGGTATGTACAAATGAGTCAAAATGCTAATCAGAATGTTAACGGCAATAGTACATTGACTGTTACTAAAGCATATAACACTACTAATACATCTGTGTTGTTCTTCCAAAGTGCTAGTTGGGTTTCATCTGGAGCAACTACTGGTACCGAAGTCGACGATAACACTAAATTCCCAGGCGGTACATTTGTCAGTAATGCTACTGTTCAAAATTATTTTGGCACAGCATACTATCGTGTGACCTTTAATCAGTCCAGTATTGGAACAGCTTTTACTCCCGGTACTACCACAGTACAGTTTAAATTTGGTATTCCGCCTTATGCGCAGCCAGGAGAAACAGTATTTTCCTTTATTGCTGGACCAGGAACAACTAGTACACTTGATTTAAGCGAACTGAAAGAATTAACAAATACCACATTAGGCGGTCGAGGAACTTATCCTAACGGCCCAGACGTATTGGCTATTAATGTGTATAAGGTAACTGGAGCAGCAATTAATTCTAATATTGTTTTACGTTGGGGCGAAGCGCAAGCTTAAAGACTGTCAATAATATCAATAATAGATTGGATCTTAGTTTGTAACACCTTGTTGCGTAAACTAAGATCCAACGCTCTATGTAGAGGCTTAGGCGGCTCTTTTAAGGCAAACCATCCCCATGCCATGTGTTCTTCACTTAGTGTAGGAACAAATTCAGAAGAAACAACACAAAAGAAAGTATGAAAGTTAAACATACTGTCGTTACTGACAAAACGTTCTAAGGGTATTGTTTTTTTAATTTCTGGCAGATAACCTAATTCTTCTTCAATTTCTCTTTGAAGACCTTGCCAAGCTGTTTCACCATTTTGATTTGTGCCACCGACTAACCCCCAGTGACCATTGTGTTTACCTTGACTTTTTTGTAATAATAGGAATCGACGTGTGTCTTTTGAACAGATTAAGGCACCAGAACAGTCAATTAATTCTATAGCTCTAGTCTCCATTGTCCTTTTTTATACTCACCTTCAAAAGATTTGACCCAACTTATTCCATTCCACTTGTATTGTGTAAGTGTAAACATATTTGTTTGATAGAGCAACTGATCTGCGCTCTCTTTGGCAGAAAAAACTATGTGCCATTTTGATCCATCCCACTCGATAATATCATTAGCATCTGCTATAAAATCACTATCGTCAGCATTTTTCCAAGCATCTGGACCATCTTGATTTACATTTAATTTATAAGTCACTGTGCTACCAATTGGTATCGCTGTAGCAGTAACTAGATAGTATATTCCGTTATTATTTGTAGCAGTAGCAGAAGTTAATACACCATCTATATAAAGTTCATGACTATCAACTAGCGAAAATTCTATACCTGTGTTGATTCTTTTTGAACTATTATTAGTAACAAAAGTATCGATAACGCCACCGCCAATACTTTCGAGTATTAAATATCGTGTTCCTACATCAGGATCTAACCCAGATCCATTAGGACCATTTTTAGTTGGGTCAACAATAGCATCGAAAGATCCCCAACTACCTGACACACGACTAGGACCTTCAATCATGTCATTGGTTGGGAATGTGTCTTCGTCCCAGTTTGACACCATGATTGTTTCATCTAATGGATTTAAACTTAGATAACCTACTACTTCGCTGCCATCGGCTTGTGTTAAAAATAGTTTAGTTAAACCGGCTTGATATTTTCCAGGGCTTTGATCTAGTATCAATCTCCAGTTAAGCCAAGGACCAGTAGTGCCTCTGTTAGTTATTTTAATATTTGTTTGTTCTACTAAAATATCATAGTTGCCTATTGTTACTGCTTCCTGTGATACCACATCAGTAAATGTCACAGATCCTGTTCCAAGGTCCATACCTAAACCTTCAACATATGGTAAGTCGCCATTAAAATTACCAAAAATGTTTGATACTACTTTGGTAATAACTCCTAGTTTTTTTACTTTAACAGGAGGACTTAGATATATCGGCGTCTTTAGCATTAATGTAGCTATGTCTATGGCTATAGTTGTACCTTGAGGAACAGATCTACTGCTAAATGTAACATCTTCTAATTCTACAACGGTTAAACTTGCCCAATCAACATAGTTGTCTGTGGTCTGTATTTCAAGACTAGGATTAAAGAAAGTTAAAATTTGTTCTAGTATTTGTAGTTTCTGATCTGTGCTAGTACTCCACACATCTACTTTCACTGTGAGAGTAAACGGTGTTGGCATTGGTCTTTCAACGGTATAGCTTCGACCAGGACTGCTGTTATACTGATCAGTCTCTGTGTCTATATCACGTTCTCTAATATTAATTTTACCAACAAAACTAGCATCAGCTAATCTACTTCTATCTAAATCTAAATCAGAAATGTAAACTGCTATTCTTGGAGCACTTGATAGAGTGTTTTCACTATTTTGATTTACTATGTGAGCAGCTTGTCTGTCAGGATCTCCGTACATAACTGGAACTCTGATAATAGTGCCATCATTATATTTTACTGTAAAATTACTTAACAGTCTAATAATTTGTAATAGGTATCGCCTTACTTGGCCATCATAAAAATGAAGCATTATAAATCTGCCTTAGGTCGTAACGCTTTAGACAAGCTTTGACGTTCTGAAACTGTTTCACCGTCTATAGTCATTGTATTAGTATTATTGACAAATTCTGTTTTAGCAGAGTTTCTAGTATCTGTATTTGTAAGAGTCATTCTTACATTATCTTCTCGTTTAACCCAACTTGCTCCGTTAAATCTGAATAATCTGTTTGGCATAAAATCTGTTCTTAAAAAATAATCGCCTTCTCTAGAATTAATTGGAAATTGTGTACCATGCCCAAAGTCGACACCGTTGTCTGGAATACCATCGCCTAAAAGGTAACCGTTATATCCGGATCTAATTGGGCGTTCGTGTATTCTACCAGCGTCTAGTAGTGTTGAACTGGCGTCTTCATCTGTAATATCTGCTGTTGTAAGAGCAGGTTTTCCATCATCGTCTAATGCTAGTGTATAATAAGATCTAGTATCATATCCGCTCTTAGGAGCATCTGCTTCTGCCTGTGCTATAATGGCATCGTTAATTTCTATGTTTTTATCAAAGGTACTTAATAATTCTTGTATTGTGTTTCCACTATACACACTAAAATAACTTACGTTAGGAGGAACATTACCTGTGGTAGTCGCTGTCACCGAATATAAAATACCTTGATATCTTATTATTTCTCCAGCAGTATATGTTCTATCAGCATCATAATCTCCAACATAGTTGGCATGTTCGTCAGTTGGTCTTTTTAGTATGTCAGCATACTGCTGTGTGTCGGCTATTTTCTTTAATTTTAGTCTGTATAAATGAGGATACCAAGTTACACTAAATCCTTCAGCGGCTCGATTTACGTCCTCGACGACGAAGAATCTTGGCATAGCTTGGTCATAGTCATTTAAAGCAAACTGATCTTTTAAATGCGGCAATTCTAATACGTCGCCTGCTAGAGGTTTTCTTCCTACAATCGTAATAAAATCGTTGATGTGTACAGTCATATAGACCATATCATTATCTAAAAATAAACCAAATTGACTTAGATTGAAGTCTAAGTCTTGAACTTGATAATGTCCACGTATTCTGTAAATATCTTCGCTGTATTTCCTGTCGCGATTTTCTAAAAATAACAGATCTTGAATATTAGTCTCTTTAATTACATCATAATGTGGCTGATCTGCCGTAGCTTGATCTACAGGCGTATTTTGAGGACCCAAATACTTGTGTAAATATACGTCGGTGCCACCAACTGTGAACATTTCACGAATTTGGCGATCTATAAATTTATAATCATGCCCTTTTTCTGGGCGGTACAGTGATATACGTGGCATAGTACAATATTTAGCGAATAAATACTAGTGGAGATCTATATGCCAACTAACGAAATAGAAAGTACAAATCCACAACAAGTTAAGCAAAAAGTCTACGACTATTGTCGTGTCATGCTAGGCGACGGCATGGTCGATGTTGAACTAGATCCTATACACTACGAAACAGCATTAGACAAGGCTTTGACAAAATTTAGACAGCGCAGTCCAAACAGCGTCGAAGAAAGTTATGTGTTTCTTACCCTAGAAAAAGATAAAAACGATTACGTTTTACCTCAAGAAATAGTAAATGTTCAAAGCGTTTTTAGACGCACACTAGGATCAAGAACTGGTGGAGGAACTGGTACTAATTTTGAGCCTTTTAATCTAGCATATACAAATACATATTTGTTAAACAGTACTATGTTAGGCGGCATTGCTACATACTATATGTTTGCTAGCTATCAAGAAATGGTTGGTAAAATATTTGGAAGCTATATCGAGTTTCAATGGATTCCTACTAGTAAAGTTTTAAGAATTCTACAACGTCCTTTTACCGAAGGCGAAGTTATTATGATGAGGTGTCAGAACTACCGTCCTGATTACACAATTATCGAAGACTACTTAGCTAAACAATGGATCAAGGATTACACATTGGCCACATGTAAACTGATGCTAGGTGAAGCTCGTAGTAAGTTTGGAGCTATTGCTGGGCCTGGTGGATCCGGGCAATTAAATGGTGCTGATTTAAAATCAGCAGGAAAAGAAGAAGTAGAAAAATTAGAAAAAGAACTTGAAACACTGGTCGCTGGTGGCACAGGGTATACATTTATCATTGGTTAATATGAAAATCTACGATATTATCACAGAAGTTAAGCAACCAAAACCGACTAAAAGACAAAAGCAGTCTACTAAAGGACTCAACATCTACGGAGATTCTGAAAAAGCAAACAGCGATTATGTTGCTTTTAAGTTAGGCCAGGCTATGGCTAGCACAGATGGGAAATCAGTGCCTAATATCGACGGAAAAAGCTGGCACGGAAAAAAGAAAACTATTCATCCTTACACAGAAGTAGAACAACAGATGTTCGAAAAAGCAGCTAAGGCAGTAGGGGCAGACTATAAAGACCTAAACAAAGGTAATATGAAAAGTATGGAATTAGATACTACTAATAAAGTCAGCCCAGTACCTGCTCGTAAAACGAACAAGTACGGCGTCTAATCTCTTGACATAATAATAAAATTGTAATAAATTATAGTGCTAGGAGACACTATGATTATAGGATTTGTTGGATTCATTGGTTCAGGCAAAGATACTGCTGCGGACTATCTTGTTAATTTTCACGGTTTTAGAAGAGACAGTTTTGCTGCTACACTCAAAGATGCTGTAGCCAATGTGTTTGGTTGGGACAGGACTCTTTTAGAAGGACGCACAAAAGAAAGCAGAGAGTGGCGCGAGCAAGAAGATGCTTGGTGGTCAGAGAGATTAGGAAAACCTATTACTCCTCGTTATATACTTCAATACTGGGGCACCGAAGTTTGCCGCAATGGATTCCATAGCGATATATGGATAGCTAGTCTAGAAAATAAACTTCGAAAAACCGCCGACAATGTGGTTATCACAGACGTTAGATTCACTAATGAAATTAAATCTATTAAAGATGCTGGCGGTAAAGTATTTAGAATCAAGCGCGGTCCAGATCCTAGTTGGTACGAATACGCAGTAAATTTTAATCAAGGTCCTACAAACATGCGCTGGTCCTTGAGCAAAATGCAGTTAGATAGAGATAAAGTTCACGCCAGCGAATTCAGCTGGGTAGGCAATAAACACATCGATGCCGAAATAGATAATAACGGAACTATAGACGATTTATACAATCAACTTAGAAGTCAGGTTGAAGATCGCCTTGGCGCCATAGAACGCCCTCTTTATGTAGGACTCTCTGACAGTTAGCACACACTGTTTTAAGATTGTTTGTACGACTGTTATTCAGATTACCGTCTACGTGAAACACGTTAAATTGTTCTTTGTGCTTACTCTTATATCCACACTTATCGCAATTTAACTTTTGTCTATATCCGTCTTTGTACCACTTAGGTACTCCGTGAGCAGTGCCTCCATGTTTAAGACACATTTCACACTTTTTGCGATAATAAGTCTTTCCATTCTTCACATAGTTAACAGCAGCAGGTCTTAAATTACAAATACATAAAGGTCTAGTCATAAAAATATTTATACTGGACCTTTTCGTCCCCTTTTCTTCAAGGCATAAGTAGCCAATTTTGCGTTTTTCCAATAAATAATAGTAGAACACCAAATTAGGAGATGCAAGATGGCATTAAGTTCACCAGGCGTAGAAGTCAAAGTTATTGACGAGTCTTTTTACACTCCAGCTGAACCTGGAACAACACCATTAGTTATTGTTGCTTCAGCGGAGAACAAATCTAACGCGGCAGGCACTGGAATCGCTCCAGGTACAACTAAAGCTAATGCCGGAAAAGTTTACTTATTAACTAGTCAGAGAGATTTAGCAGACACATTTGGAGACCCAATCTTCAAAACTGATGCTGGTAATAATCCTATCCATGCTGGCGAACAAAACGAATATGGATTACAAGCTGCTTATAGCTTATTAGGCGTCAGCAATCGTGCTTTTGTAGTACGTGCTGATATCGATTTATCACAATTAGATGCCAGTGCTGATCCTCCAATCGCGTTACCAGCGAACGGAACACATTGGATGGACACTAGTACTACATTATTTGGTATTTTTGAATGGAACGGTGCTCCTATCAGCACAACTGGCGGTCAAAAATTTGCCAACAAAGTTCCACTAGTTATTACAGATTCAACTAAAGTAGATCTTTCAACTCAAGGTCCTTTAGGTAGTTCTGGTGCTATCGGCGACTATGCTATTGTAATGACAGATGTAGATTCGGATACTCCTG